TACAGATACATGAAGGGGCTAATAAATATTATGAAGAAATCCAGGTTTTTACGACTGAAGATAAATTATGTGAATTTTATAATGAAAAATGCAACGTTTACCCATATCAAAAGGTAAAGTTTAATAAAAGACCATTAATCAGTATATTAGATACTATTTCCTGAAACTATTCCTTAAAAATATACTTGGGTGGGGTTTGTGTTTTACAGCACCTATATGTACCATTACCACATCCACTACAAAATGGAACAGATTCTTTATTATATGTTCTAGGTGAATAGACTTCTACCCCCCAAGGGAATTGACAATTGCCATTATTACACTTTCCAGTATTAGTAGTTTTATTATAAAAGGGACATTCTGTATTTGATGAACATGGTCTATCCCATACTCCATTATTATCTAAACATCTTTCTTTAGTATTTATTTTTGAATCTATGGTAAACTCATCCTCTGATTTTTTATAGCAGTTATAATTGTTATTTTGATTTAATAAATAGTTTTCTCTGTTTACCATCTTAATAAACATTTTCATTTTATTTTTATATTCTGGATCAAATGATAATACATTATTACAATCTACACTACATTTGTCGTCATTTACTACACATTTGTCTTTAGATATAACACATTTATTATATTCTTCTGAAATTACTTGATTATTAATTTTAGTTCCCATAAATTTTGCAGAATTAAATAAGATAGTGTTTTTTAGTTTATGGACAATAACATCAAAATAAACATTATAATACAGATGTGTTCCAAATCTAAATAGTGTAAAAATAAACTGGTAGTTATTATATAAATTATTTTCACCCGTATATAATATTTCGGTATTTATAATTTTATAATCATTCAAAATTACTATATCTTTCTCTTTTAGATGTTCCTTGACCTTTTTGTTAATATTATCCAGAATAAATAATCTAATATTGTTTATATTTTTCGTATTTGTTATAGATTTAAACTCCAATTTGTCTTTATTTTTATACATAGCAACAATCTCTTTTACTATTTCTTCTAGGTCATCATATTCTATAGAAGCTGTGTTATAGTATTTGGAATAAAATCTATGTGGAAGATTTCTTCTTATTCCATAGTCTTTGCTAGTTATATCAATATCATCATTTAATTTATAATTTTTTGGTTTAAATGAGGAATGAATAAATTTAGGTTTAACAACAATGCAGGATTTCTTGAAATTTATAAAATCTTCTTTTTTAGTACTAAGATAAAAAAGAGTTACTATTACTAGTAATATAATAATTACAGTTTGATTCATTATATATATTAATATAATTAATTACAAGGTAAAATTTTATTGTTCCCCCTCACCACCATCCTCGCCATCATCATCAGGCATGACATCTCTTTCCTCATTTTCTAACCGGTTGATGACTTCATCTCTATATTTACTGTTCGATTCATCGGACTCGTCTTCATCCGGTTCTGATACAGTATCGAGTTGTATATTTTCATCTTCACCAACAGGTTTATCGGGGACATATAAATTTTTATCTTTTGAAGATATAGTGCTCCATTTATCTAATCCTACACTTATACGCATTTTAAGACTAGCCCAGGTTTCTTTGTCTAGTTCCTGAACGAATCTTAGTGTTTCTTCTTTTTGTGTTTCTGATTGCTTTTCAATAATAGACTTGATATGTTCTGAACTGTGTTTATCTAATAATTTTGAATCCTCTTCTATATGAAGTAGAATACTATATAGAAGATTAGCTTCAATCTCGTTTGTTTGTTGTATACCTCTAGAAATTTCCACTTCATCATCATCGTCAGAATCTTCTTGGGTATCTGTCGTAACTCCAACAACTATCTCATGGTCTGTCTCTAATATTTCGGACAATATAAAGAGGAAAATATAGTGTATAAATGTTGAAATATTAGAATATAATTCTTTATTATCTGGTTCTTCGCAAATATTAATATTTGTAGAACCTGACAAGATTTTTATATTTTTGGTTGTTCCAGATATAATATTCCCCATTTTTTCAAGCATTGCTTTATGAGTAGTACCTATATGAAGGAACCGTTCGGTGTATTTATTGTTATTCATAATTATGTTACTATATTTATTATCTAGTTCAGGTTTATTTTTCCATTCATCTGGGATATGAACTTCTTCCTTAATAATAATATTCTTCTTATTTTTTATTTTAAATATAGTGTTTTTTAGGTATGTGAGTGTAAATGACTGTAGAAGATTTATTTTGTCAATATAAAATTTAGTGTATGCTTCTTCTTCATCCATATTTTTAAGATCAGATTCAAGTACATTTTTCTTTTCTCCAAGAGATAATAATATTACTTTGATAGGTTCGCGATTGGATATATTTAATTTTTCACTAAATTGTTTTGATAATACATCACATAGAACTTCTATCTGTTTTTTCATATCACCCCATACTAATTTTTTATTTTTATTCGCCTTTAGTTTTCTATTAAAATCGGTAAGATATTCGCTACCCTGCAATTTAATATTAGAATCAATTACATTCGATATTTTATCCTCGATTTCTTTGTAAACTGTTTTATCGAGATTAAAAAGTTTTTTCTTATTTACTTTATCTACTAAATTATAATAATCATCTTTTTTATATTTTTTAGACATTATATCTGTTTTATTTTCTCCAGTTAGAATACAATAGTTCTGTTCATATATATGTTTTTGTCCTTCAAAAAATCCAGTATCAATAAATTTAGCATATAAATTCTGGATATCTTCTTCCGTTAATTCATCTCTATCCTTACCAATATTTCTATTAAATGAAATAAGTGTAGGCTTTAATTCAGATAGAATAAATATTTTTGATTCCTTTAATAATTTATTGATGTCCTTTTTAATTTGGTTGTATTTATAAATAATTTCGATTAGTTCCTGTATGTTTTTGTTCTTGCTAATAAAATCTGTGAGATAATTATATGTTTTATTTATTTCTTGCAAACAACACAAATTATCAAGAGGATTAGGAGTAAATTTTTTGTTAACAAGTTCGTTTTCCATTATTTGTACATCGATTTCTTCTATAAGTTTAAGACAAATATTACTTTCAAATGCCTTTATTTTTTGAAGTTCAGCGTTGGCCTTTTCAGTATCGCCAGATTTGATATGTTTTTGTATACTACTAAATGTTTTTAGTTCTTTTATATCAAGATCAAATTTATTTAGTGGTGGTCTAAATTCATTCCATTCATAAGAATATTCCTTTATTTCTTTGCCTTGTTTTTTAAGGAGTTCTCGTTTTCTTTCATATCTATACTTTATTGTATTATCATTACGAAATTCGTCTATTTTTTTAATAATATTATCTTTCGTTTTTATTTTTTTAATACTAGACCAATCTACACCTAATGAACTTAGACTATCTAATACACAAGAGATATAATCGATACCTTCCTTATTGTTTCCTTCTTTATCTAATGGATACCCTCTAAGAGAAGGTTTACATCTAGAAAAGGTTTTAGTAATAATATAGTCTGTTTCACTTGATTGTATAAATAGGAATAAAATAGAAGCTGTATAGAGTATAATAGTTCTGATTCTATAATTATTGTAAGCTGATTCTAAAAAGGAATTACTTGCTTTTTTCTGTTTCTGTTTTGCAGCACGTATCCACGCAGATTTATTTTTAATTTTAGATGTTTCAATTGAATTAGATAGAGTTAGAACACTTAGTTCATCGCTGTTAGACAATTTTATACCCATAATATTTGTTAGAACTCTAATAATTCTAATAACAGATAACCCCTGATTTTCTATCGATTTATCGTCACCTTCTAATAATGATTTTCTTAGAATCTCTACTATTTCACTATTTTCTTCTGATTTATAGTCATCTGACGTATCAATTAATTCATGAGTAATATCGCGAGCACCAGAATCGAGGAAACCTTCCTGTGTTTCAAATTCAGCACCATTTATTTGTTCGCCACAATTTTTACACCAAATAAATCCGTCATTTTCTACACCATATTCCATTATAGTTTTTTCTAATGCCTCGTCGTATGTTATAATTTTATTATTGTAATCAATAAAATTACTATGATGTTTGCATATAATTTTTTTATTACCTGGTCTACTATAATAAAATTTTTCATTTTCCCCATCAGTTATAGAACCAGACCGACCATATTTATCAAGTAGTAAAGATAAAGATGTATAGAATTTGTTTAACGGAAGAGATTTTATATTTTCTAGATATTTATCTATTCTATAATAGTGATATTGGTAAATATCTTCTTCACTTCTTTCGTTCTTTTTATATTCTTTTCTTGTAAATTCATTATTTATTTTCTTATTATTGTCTGATTCTAGTTCGTGTTTTAGAATTAGCAATTCATTTTCCTGTTCCTGTAGAATTTTATCTTTATTATTAATATCTTCAATATTTTTAGAAATATCTTCTAACTGTTTATTGTAGCTATCAATTTCATCCTTTAATTTTATAATCCGAATAGGTAAACATCTTTTATAGTGTTCTGAATATTTGCATCTATTTTTACCTTTTAAAAATGTAGTGTCGATTTCTTCTAGTGCCATGCCTTGCTGTACACAGAAATCAGTGTATGATGAAATTATCATATCAATATTAAGATCTTTTTCAATAACCCAAACATCTGTGTTCTGAACCTTTTGTCTTTTGTATATTTTCTTTCTATCGTAATCTTCAATTAGAATAGCATATTGTCCTGGTTGAACTTTATTAGTAGTTTCTCCTTCTATTAATTTGTCGTCTTCAATAAAAACATCACGGTTATTATCTAATTTAAGTTGGTCCATATCGGTATAAGTTTTAACTAAACGCATGCCTCCACATTTATTATCCTTTTCAATTTTAGAAAACTCTTTATCTAAATTTTCAACAAGTTTCTCTTTTGATTGTATAACTCTTTCCTGCACCTTAATCATAGATTCTATGCGTTTTGAATTTTCTTCCATGAATTTCTTTGTAACATTATGGGTAATAGTTTTAAAAAACAAATGTCCATTGTCATATGATTTCCTTAACCAATCTAATCTATTATTTTCTGTATCGCGGGATGTTTTATAGTCTGGGTAATCTCCATAATAATAATTTACCTGGTCTAAACTATAATTGTTTACTAATGGATAATTCATTTTATCGAGTACTTCTGTATCCTTCTTTTCTTTTGTAGTTGTTAATGTTTTTTGTGATTTATTATTATTAGATAAAATCGTTTTTATGGTTTTAAAATGGTTAGATGGTATATTTTCTAGAGTGTATCCATATCTAAATAATTTTTTTTCGAATTGTTCTAATGATGTATATTTGTCCTTACCATCTATACTATTAATAATATTTCCTAAGTCCGGTAGAATCTTAGTTAGGTAATTATCTAAATCAGTTTCGTCTAATTCTAGTTTATCGTATAGATAGACAGAAAGTGAATCGGTATCAAGATCTAAGCAGGACGGAACTATTTTAGTAATTCTTACATTACTATCCTTTTTATTAATACGTAATGTTTCTACTGGGTCTGTATTTATATCAATAATATAGTCTACATCATTAATGTTAGTAATTTTTCCCTGAATCGTTTGTTTATTTTCTATACAAATATTTACAGTATCTCCTAAATTATATTCACTAGTAATAATTTCTGACTGTATATTTTCTTCGAGGTGTTTCATATTAAGATGTATGGGTGTATTGGAATTTTCTATAAGAGATTTATTATTTTTGTATAACTCTTCATTAAGTTTATTTTTTGGTAGTTTTACGAATCCAACGTTAGAGATTTTATTACCCTTTACTATTAATTCATCATTAAAAATAGTATTACCTAACAACACATGTCTATTTATATTAGTATTATCTCCTAACATTTGTTTACAAGATTCTTTAAAACAATTGCTATAAACTTCCATATCATTTCTAAGATGTGTGACAAATCCTTTATTACTACTTTCGTATGCATCCATTAGTTCATATTGTTCTCTGGTTTCATTTTTATAAGAATAATTAACTCGTGAATCTCCCATTTTATATTTATGATTTATATCAAAGACTTTCGTAACATGGTCTTCGAAACTTTCCATTATTATTTTGTCATCATCACTTAATATGTTTATTTTATCAAGAGGTAATCCGGTTGTTTTAAGGTCATCTATATTATCAATTTTAAAGTATTTCTTTTTTTCAGAAACAATTGGTTTGTATAATGCATGACGATTGAATTTTTTTAGGTGGTCTTTTAATGGTTTGTATGATGCTCCTTTCAATTCAAATCCAGTTATATTTTTATCGTCATCAAAAGTAGAATTATTCTGTTTAAGATACATAAAATTTTTAATACGTTTTTTGATACTCTTACTATTATTTGGGTCTAATTTGATTAGTTCATTTAATAAATCATCTTCCTGAATTTTATCATTATAGATCACTTGGTCTTCGGGTATAATACTTTCTTCATAAATAACCATATTTTCTGAATTTTCCATTTCTATATTATTTTCTTCAAGTTCATACACATTACTATTATCATCTTCTTCATTATTATTCTCTACTTCTACTTCTTCATTATTATTCTCTACTTCTACTTCTTCGTTACTATTCTCTACTTCTTCATTATTATTCTCTACTTCTACTTCTTTATTATTATTCTCTACTTCTACTTCTTCATTATTATTATCTATTGCATCTTCTTCTGGGTCTATATCTTCTTCAGGGTCTATATCTTCTTCATCGTTATCTCCTTCGTTATTGGTATCATTAGTTACATCACCCCAACTAAAGTCTGAATTTGAATCAGCTCCTCCTGATAGTGGTTCATCTTCAACATACTGTTCATTATCAAGTACAAATATTTCTTCGTTATCTTCTTGGTCGTTTTCTTCTTCATCATTGGGGTAGTAGTTATCATTAAAATCATATTCATTACCTACAACATTATTATTATTAAATTCTTCATCTTCTTCTTGAGATTCTTTATTTAAATATTTTGGATGTTTTTCAAGAGTGTGAAAAATATTAGAAATATTATTAAAATTAATTTTGGTTTTATTTTTTCCTACATAAAAATCATCTTTATTTTTTAGAATAATTCTTATATAAATAGAATTATCATCGTCTTTTCCAACGACACAATACTTATTTGTGTCATTTTTAATTTCTATTATTGAATATATTTTTACGTCATCTAAAAACTTATTCATATAATTAAAGGTTATATTTTATTTAATAAAATATTTTACAGATACTTAAAAAAAAGACAATAGTATATATAAATGGAAGTCCTAGATTTTATTACCCATGAACCTTTTTCTTCTACTAAAACTAAACTAACTGAGTTGGGTCTTATTGTAAAGGAATACCCAGTTCACGACCTATATCTCGTAAAATATAATAAAGATACATCAGATATGGACAATAAATATGTAAAAATGTGTAGAGGTCTGATTGCTAAAATGTCAACGAATGAATTGGTATGTTTGCCTCCGACTAAATCGTGCGAACTAGAAGAGGTCTATAATTCTATAGAGCAGTGGGATAGGTTGAGTGTAGAAGATTTTTTGGATGGTACAATGATTAGTATGTTTTATCACAATGATAACTGGATGATTTCTACAAGGAGTAATATTGGAGCAAATTGTAAATGGATTGGGAATAAATCTTTTAATGAAATGTTTAAAGAGGCTTGTAATTTGGAGTTTTCATCATTGGATGAGTCAAAATTCTATACATTTGTTCTAATGCATCCAGATAATATTATTGTTACACAGTATCATGTTCCAGAAATTGTATTGGTTTCTGTTGGGTCTGTTGTAGATAGTAAAGTAGTGTGTCATGATATTTATAAGGAACCGCTTGATATTAAAAGGCCTATTAAATATTCATTTAATAATATTTCAGAAATTCGTGATTTTGTTAGGACAATGGATTTTCAAAAACAAGGAATTGTTATTAAGGATAAAGAAAATAGAAGGGTAAAAATCAGGAATGAGAATTATAATTATGCTAAATCTCTTAAAGGAAATACTAATAATGTAAAATATCTATACTATGAAAATAAAAAACATAAACACATTCAGGAATATTTGTCTTTTTTCCCGAATGAAACAGAAATGTATAATATTTTTAATAGTGAATTTATTAAATTGGTTTCGGATACACTAAACTATTACAAAAAATATCATATTAAAAAGGGTATTAAAATCAATGAAATTCCGTTCCAACTTAGACCTCTTTGTTATGACCTACATGGTATCTATATGATTAGGAGGACACCATTGCAGTTTAATGATGTCTATAATTATATTAGTTCGCTGGATAGTGCTAAGATTCTATTTATTCTAAAGCCTAATAAAGAAGTAGATTTGTCTTATAAACTATAGTTTTTTATGAACCGTTTTCTTAAACCCTTCTAGAATGGCTATAATTTTGTCACAGGTAATAGTAATAATTTCCTGGATTTCTTCAGGTGTGTTATTTTGTGTACTAATTTTTATTTCAATTAGATCCTTGAGTGGGTGAGGATTTTTATATCCAATATACATCAGTTTTTTTCTATCGAAAAAGTTTAGAGCGTGGAATTGAATAAGATTACCAAGAGTATGAGATTCATTTTTGGCAGTAATCGTATACGCCTTCATATTTTCAACAGAAACATCTAGACTAATTCTTTCATCTTCGGATTTGTTTCCAACAATATTAGTAATCGCAGTTTTGAAATTTTCAAGTTTTTGCGTTAGAATATCTAGACATCCATGTAGAATTTTTTCGGGTGATTCAATTCCTAGAGATTCTATATACATTTCATATTGGTCACAGATACCTTGTTTATTTGTATGAAAATATCTATCAGCTTTAGAAAGTTCGAACTGTCTTTCTAAAGATTCTTTATTTTCACTATCTTTATTTTCCTTTAGATAAAGTTCTAGACCTTTCTGAACTTTTTCTGGATCTCTTTTATTGTTATAGGTAATGCAAGAAATAGGTTGGTATCTGGCATGTTTTTTACCATTATTGATTGATGCTTTTCCTTCAATATGTATTTCTTCACCTTTGTTATTTGGATTAGATTTTAGTTTAGTAATAAGAATATAAGAGTTTCTTTCATTGGGTGGAAAGAATTTTTTAGAATCTACATTTTTACCGGTTTCAGTATCAATAACTTCAAAATCTTCGGTAGTAACATTAATAGTACTGGTTCCTTCATTCTTTTTTTTAAGAATAAAATTATATCTATTTACATCAAATGTTTCTTTGTTGGCATGAATGGGTACCATTCCAATACGATGTAACAAGAATTCATTGTGTAGACCACACGTATTTTTAATAACCTTTAGATCCGAATTTATATAGTCTTCTGTATTAAATGCAACTGTTTTATATTCAGATATACAAACACGTCTAATACCATTGACTATGCTTGTATCGACATCTTTAATTTCAAGATGAAGTTCATTTGAAGTTTTTTTTGACGAAAGTGAAATAGACATTTTATTTATATTAATTAGTTATAAAATTTAAATCAATTTTAAGTTTAATTAAAATAAATTTTTTATAAAAAATATCTAATGAATAAAGATCTTCTATTTTATAGCAATAAAGACGATTATTCTAAGGAAATAATAGAAATAATTAATAAGAATAATATAAAAGATATATTTCCGGTGTGTATTGATGATAGTAAAATAAAGATACCTGGTTTTATTAAGTTAATACCAACAATATACTTAAGTAAATCTAAAGAATTAATTATAGATGAAAAAATAAAGGAGCATGTAAATGGATTAATAAAAAAGGAAACAATTGAAAATGATTCTATAGAAGCATATTCGTCTGATACTATGGGAAATTTACACGATATAGATCTTAGTAAAAAAGAAGATAGTAATTTAGATTTTTTCTTTACAGAAAATGAGAAAATAGATGAGGATAAAGTTTTAGAAAATAGGGCCAAAAATGTTGATGGTCTTATGAAACTCAGAAATAGTGATATTAATACCTTTTTTGAAAAATAGAATATTATAAGTTAATTTATAGAATAAAATATATTTGTATAGAATAATAAACTATGTCTGTCCTTTCTGCTTTCAATAATATTATTTTGAATTTTTTAGATGATTGTATATTAATTTTTAATGATGATAAAGATTTCAAGGTTTACAAAAGAGGTCTTGGAGTAGTTGTAAAGTATAATCCTAAACAAGTGCATACTGTTTTTAAGGAGTATTTAGAACAGTATAGGCCTTATATTGAATCGAGAGATGATAAATTCTTCCTACAAAACAATTTTGATGAAGTAAAAAAATACAATAACGAAGAAATTTTTACAGTAATTTCTAAAATTAAGACTTACTGGACTACTTTAGATGACCATAATAAGAACAAAGTGTGGGACTATTTTAATATTTTGACACAATTATCTGATAAGATATAGTTGCGGTCTATATTTTTAAAATTTTTATTTTTTATTATTAATGGAAAAAACTAATATTGAACATTTCAATAGTTTTTTGAAACAGTTTATAGAAAACATTATAGAATCATTTGACGAATACAAAGAAGTTATCACTAATTATTATAAAGACCTATTGGAATCTGATACTTGCAATGATGATAAATATGTTAAACGATTTCTAAATAAAACAAAGGATTATAAACAATTTATTTCAGAAGAAAATAATGATTTGTTTAAAGAAGATATTTATCTTCTAAAGAATGTGAATTTTAAAGATATTTGGAATTCTGGTGAAATTAGTGATAATAACAAAAAGAAGATATGGGAATATCTGCAGACTTTATATGTTTTGTCCGAAACTATTATTAATGATACTAAAACAATTTCGGAATTAGTGAATCAGTTTAAGAATATTAATGAACCTGAAGAGGAAAGTGATTCCCAGACTGATCCTAATATAGATAAAGATGTTTTTAAAATGTTAAAGAATCTTTCTAATAGTAATAATGAAAATGTTGATAATATCTTTAATGAGTCTGGTATGATTGGTAAACTAGCCAGTGAATTAACCGAAGAATTAGATATTAATAATTTAGATTTAGGTATAGATCTTGAAAGTGGTGATGGAAATATGGAAGACCTTTTTTCAAATCTTATTAGTGGGGATAATTCGTTAAAATTTATGAACCTTATACAAACGGTTGGTAATAAAATCCAAAATAAAATTCAGAGTGGTGAATTAGATGCTTCTTCTCTTCTAAGTGAAGCACAGAGTGTTATGTCTAATTTAAATAATAATCCAGACCTTGCAAATATGGCGAACATGCCTAATATGGCAAATATGGCCAATATGGCCAATATGGCCAATATGGCCAATATGGCCAATACCCCATTAAATCCTACTCAGGAGAGATTAAGGAAAAAACTAGAAAAAAGAAATCAAAATAAAAATGAATAATAATATATATGAGTGATATATTTTGGTTTGATGACTTTAAAGTATTATTAGATAAAGAACTTGTTAAAGAATATTTTCCAACAAAGGAAATGAGTATAGAAAAAAAATTAAATTCGTTAGTACGTTTTTCTTTATATCTATCGTTTCTGTTATCCCTACTAACAAATAATATAAACTATATTTTTATACTAATAGTAACTCTATTTCTGACCTATTTAATATATATATTTAGAAAAAGTGAAGAAACTAATTAAGTTAATTATAAAAAAATTTATATTTCTATAGTATATGGATAGACAAACATTAAGAATTAATGAATTAACATCTTTACAACAGGATGGTAATTTTAAAAAATATAACACCGTTCAGGCACTTAGTGGTGGAGAATATATGTTAAAGGATTTTACTGAAGTACATCCGAATAATACTAAAATAGCAACAAATCAACCTTATCTTAATTTTGATGATGGATTTGGAGTAAATTCTGATTTAATTGACGAAGAAAAACGTGAAGGTAAAGTAAATAATTTTAGAGGTGATGCGAACCAATTATTTCCAAGACCATATCTTACTATTCCATATACTGGTAAGGGTAAGTATCATGTAGATATTGATAGCGAGATTCGGTCAGCGAATATTGCTAGTGATGACAGAGCTTGCAATTCCCTCTCTGGAGTTTCTATTGAACATCAATATACACCACTTGTTCCTAATCTTAAAGAAACTATACAAAATCCTAAAAATCTAATCCCAGAAGATTCTGTTCCAGATTGGTTTAGAGGTGGTGTTGATACAACACAAATAAGAAAAGATATAGATTTTTTTGAAAGATGTCTTGATGACCAGAAGGTTAGAGATATCTTAACAAAGAAGAAGACCTATTTGACAACTGAACCAGTTCTTAGAACTGATAATTAATTTTTTATTTTATTTCTTTTATTTTTCTGTTAAAAAAAAATGTTTTTTAATGGTATATGAGTAGCAATAGATTAATGTACGATACTTGTGCAGAACAGACTAGAATTAATCAGAGTGCGGGAACTGCTGGTTATCTTTTAGATAGTGATAAATATGAAAATGTTAATAAATGTAGAAATGGATTCGGACTTATTGGAGGATCTAATGTAAGTCATATTTCAGGTAATATTGTAGATTTAGAATCGGATTTATATGGTATAACAAGGAAAGCTTCTATGTGTCCAGATGAAAAATTTTTTTCTAAATGCTCTTTAGAAGATATTAATAATTGTCAACCTAATGATATCGTAATTAGAGGGAATGAGTCAACAGAAGAAAGGGTTATTTCAACTGATTTATTACATTTACCAACTTGTAATATCGTAGACTATCCACCAGTTGTTCTTCCAAAAAAAATTAAAATAAATAAAATTATTAAATAATTTATTAAAATAATATCTATATATATATATGAGTTTTACTAATTTAAATTACGATAACGCTGCTTATGACCAGTCATTAAAGGAATCACTAGGTAGTATAAAATATCAGTTAAACACCCCACAACATTCGCAATGTTTTGTCGAAGATCCTAATATTGCTATGCAAAAATCTGGTGTTAGTGTAGATGTAACTAACGCAATGATAGATGTTGATTCAGAATTACTTGGTATAACAAGAAAACATAGTAATGATCCACACAAACAATATCTACCAAAAATGGATAAAGATGGAAATGTTTGTTTAGAAACAAAAAAAATGAATTATAATCCTTGTAAAAATGTTAAAACCGAACACACAAGATTAAGTAACCCAAGTTTTAATCTTAGAGGTACTGGTTGGAACAGATGGGAATGGTTATGCCAGAACCCACAGGATAAATTAGAAATCGATTTTTCTATGAATACAGATACTAAAAATTTAGCTAAAGATTCTCATAGACCAATTATTCCATCTCCTTTAGGTTCGAGTAATTCTTTACCTAAAGAAAATAAAGAAAATAAAAATGAAGAAGTATATGTTTTTGATGAAGTCCCAACAAATCCAGTAAGTGTTAGGTGGGAAAGACCAGTCAATGAACCATTAGATTATGACGGATGGCAACCTAAGAATGTTCTTAGTAACGAAGCCCAAGTTCCTACAGGTCCTGTCAGTACTCAATGGCAGACACATAACACATTAGATAATTATTAATGAGCGAAAGCAATTTCAGCCGCACCCGTTTTAATTCTTAGAATATTATAGGATACAGCATAAACCTTGACTTCAGAAACAACCTTCTGGGCCTCTTCTGTTAATGTAATTATAATTTCTGCATCAGATATTCTTGAGAAATTACATGTCCCTGAAGGTTGATGATCTTCTGGGTCTATAGCAAAAGAATAAACATTTATTCCACTACATGGAACATTAGTATGGTGTTGATATGGTTGTATAACATTAAAATAGAAACCTTCCCTCTCATCGAATCTTCTTACACCATTAAGGAACAATGAAGCATTTTTAGTTGGATTATCACCATTATAAGTAATTCTTTGAGCATTCTCAAATCCCGGTTTATTCCATAATCCATTTACATCGGGAACATGGAGACTTGTATCATTATCTATTGTTGTAGGCTGATTGAACATATGAGACATAGTAAAATTTTTATATAAACTACTTTCTGCCTCAGTAGTTTCTGTTCTTGTAGAATTAAAATATTGTGATATAAAATCAAATCCGGTTGAAGCACATTGAGTAATTCCTTCTGCAGTAAAATCAGCTATTAGATTATTCTGTCCATCCCAGCTAGTAGAGGTCGTTAATTGATTGTCTAAAAAGTTAGGAGTATGTTGGGTTTTATTTGGGTCCGATGAAGATTTATATGATAACTTAGCCGCAGGTAAACGTGTAAAGAAATTTTCATTCGTTCTACCACCCACCATACCACAACCACCCTTTGGACTAGGAACACCTGTATACCCAGTAAAATCAAATTTATCTGTATAATTATATCTTTGTATACCACCTCTTGATTGGCAGAACCTTTTATCTACAAGGTTAACCGGTCGAATTCTCCATATTAATTCTTTAACGGGATTAAAAAAATTTAGGTCAACTGTATGGGTTTGACTGTTAGCTGATGTGAATGAAGTACCACGTGTCTGAATTTTTTCTATAAGATATTCGTGTGTGTTATTTGCGAATCTTTTTTTTTCATCATTATCAAGATAGATATAATCCGCATATATAAATGCGTTTCTTAAAGATGGTTTACTATTTGATTGGAAAATATTAGTGGAGATAGAATGACGAACTGTATTTACTCTAGATCCAGATGCAGGCAATAACTCTGCACCCAAATCACCAGTAACGACTTGTTCAGATGCCCATATTAATTCTTCTAAATCTTCAAATTCTATATCTACCATTACTTCAGCCTTTTCTAATGATATTAATGGTAAAGCTTGCCCAGGATTTTTACAGAACCAAAATTGTAAAGGTATATACAAGTTTCTTGCATCTGTCATTTTAAAATTATTAATGTCATTGCCGATCTGGCCAGTCCCCTCATTAATCATACCACGAACAGTATGAATCTGTGTTAATTCAGGGATATTTCCTACCATTTCAGCATACGCATGTTTTTTCCCTTCCTTTTGTGATAATTCATTCCAAATATGAAGCCATTCTCCATCTTGTTCATCAATAATAGTCTGTCCTATAGAAATAGACGAGTTTTTAATAATAGAATGACCTACCCAATTTAACCATCGGAAAGCCTTATATGATCCTGCTGAAACATCGACATTTATTTCTGGTAATTCAATATATAAGTATAGTTTATGTAAAAGGTCAGGTCCTTTAGGGATTCTACAGTTAACTGGATCACCGAAATCAGGCTTAGATGTAAAATTTAATTTTCTAGATTCTATAGCAAAATTAGTATGCCTTCTATAAACACTTTTAAAAAATGTAATCTGAGGATTTCCTGTTAGATAATTATTTTCTGTAGCTTCTGCTATTAATTGTAATGAAGCTCCACCCATAATACTATTTATAAATATTATTTCTTAAGTTATAATTTAAAGAAGTTATTTAAAATACATTATATTAAAAATATAATTATGTCATTTAAAAATAAAAATAATAAACGAATACATTACGATACAAAGGTAACATTAGAATCAAAACACAATACTTTTGTAAACAATTTTAGAAAAAAGGAAGATATTTTAGAAATGGAAGTAGAAAAAAAAGAATTAGAATTGCAACTTAAAAAAACAAATAATATCGTAGATGAACTAAAAATCAAAGACCGAATTATTTTGTTGAAAGAAGATATAAGCAATTATAAAAACAATAATAATAATAGGAATGAAATAGAATATTTTTTAGATAATGGAAATCTAATTTTTCAGTATTATGATAATAGTTCGTCAACACCTGTACAGAAACAATCATCTATTAATGATAACACGCAAAATATAATGTCATTCTTTAATGAAACAAAATCAAATAGTAAAGATAACTCTAATATTGATAACGATTCTAATAATAATAGAAAACATTTATTAAATAGTTATTTACTGAATACTAAAGAAAATTATCAAATAGATTTTGATGAATTTAAACATAATGTAGAATTATGTAATAACTGTCATATAAATAAAATTGTTTATATGTCTGAAGGAAAACAAATATGTCCACAGTGTGGCGAAGAATCATTTATTTTAATAGAATCCGATAAACCATCATATAAGGATCCTCCAAGAGAAATTACTTATTTCTCATATAAACGTATTAATCATTTTAACGAATGGTTAGAACAATTCCAAGCAAAGGAAACAACTGATATTCCTAAAGATATTTATGAAAAAATATTATTGGAAATAAAAAAGGAAAGACTTGATATTAACGTATTAAAACCTACAAAGTTAAGATGTATTCTTAAAAAGATTGGGAAAAATAAGTATTATGAACACATACCTCATATCTTAAATAAACTGAATGGGAAGACGCCACCGGTGATGTCGGTTGAAACGGAAGAAGAACTACGACGCATGTTTAAAGAAATCCAGATACCATTTCATAAATTCTGTCCTAAAAATAGAAAGAATTTTTTGTCTTATTCTTATGTATTACACAAATTCGTTGAATTATTGGGGTTACATGAATTTGAGAATAGTTTTATATTACTTAAAAGTAGAGAAAAATTACACCAACAAGATATTATCTGGAAAGATATATGCAATTATTTAAAGTGGGAATATATTTCGAGTATTTAATTATTTTTATCATTAATATTTATCGATGGGAATAAAATATCTATTATACTAAACATTATAATATTTACAGTAATAATTTTAATTTTATTAGATGGGGAAATATCTAGTGTATTTAGTAATAGATAGTTTATAAGAAAAAGAAAGGATATTTTTAGAACCTTTCTGATTAGCTCTCTTGGATTAACAAGTTTAAAAGTCATTAATATTAATAAACATATTTTTTTTAAATTTCTATTTAAACAAATAATTCTTTAGAATACTATTATGTCAGATGATAATGAAACATTTCTTGAAGGCGATAACAATATTCCGGGGCAAAACTTCGTGTGTCTCTCGTTCCTCTCTCCTGAAGAGGTTATGAAAAGCAAAGAAGTTTATATGTTCCACCGTTATATGACACAACGGTTTGGAGAACTAGAACAATCTATTGATAAAATTACTAAAAATGCAGGTGATGAACTTAAGACAAAAATTAACAAGGAACTAAAGGAGAAGCTCCGTCTTGAGCTTCAGTTTACATATGACCAGTTTAAAGGTAGGTTCGAGGATTTTACCTACAAATTCCACGATGACCTTAATAAGGAATTCAGTGAAAAGAACGAGTTCCGGACGAGTGTTCGTGGCGTGAAAATCAGGGGTGTGTATGAGACTCAAAAGGAAGCTGAGATTAAGGCGAAACAGCTACAGAAGCGCGACCGTACATTCCATGTGTTTGTTGGTTCAGTGGGTCAGTGGCTTCCTTGGGACCCATGTGCAGATAGGGTCCAGAGCGAGGAGTATCTTGAGGATGAACTCAATAACCTAATGAGGGAGTACAAAAAGAACGAGGTGAATAAGGATATATTCTATGAGGATCAGAAACGTGAGCGCAAGGATGATGCAATGAAGGAACGTATTAATGCCGAAAAGGAGATGACAAAACAAGATGAGGAGAACAAGAAGAATATGGCTACTATTGAGGAGCACATTGAGAGTAACGATCCGTGGATGGAGCGCAAAACCGAGGAGGCGGTTGAAGACACCAAAGGTGGTGACGATGCCGATGGTTCTAAGTAAGCTATAAAATTTATGATTATACCACAATATAAAATATACTATCAACTTATATGAGAAGTTTAGCTTCGCTTTTATTTTTAATAATAATTATGTTTCCTATTTTTATTTTTTATAATAAAAAATTAGAAAACATTAAACCTCCTAAACTGATTAAATACAGACCGATAGATACAAATATTATTGATATGCAATTCGACACATATAAAATTAAAAAGGAAAGTATCAAAAATATACGTAAATATGAAACTAGTCGTGAACAACGAGACCGTATTGCTTTAGAACGCAGACACGCTTACCTTGTTGATAAATGTTCAAGTTCGATAGTTGAACCCAGTTCTAACATAGTTGTAGGCTAGACTATTATAACTATTCAAGATGATTTAATCTATAAAAATTTATATCTATAATATAATATGAAATCATTAACACTAGTTTTTTTAACTTTATCTATAGCCTGTATTGTAATCGGATATATGGAACTTAAAATAGAATCTAAAAGACAAAAAAATAATTTTGACATAGAATATAGATTTGTTCCAAGAGAGATTTATGATTCACAATTTAATCAACTAGATCTTGAAAAAACATTTAGTGATATATTCGAAAATAAACTATTAATCTAAAATGTTGTTTTTTTAACATTTACAGTAGGACCTCCTTTTCTTTTTTTTTGTTGGGAATATGCTAAATCAAAAGGTTCTTGTTCTTCTTCTGAATCGTAACCACTATTAAAATTATTAGAGTGGTGTTTCCAAAATTCTGGTGCCCCTATTTTAAAATCAGAATGGGGGTTAGCTTTATACCAGAAAACCTGTTCTTCTAGTTTATTACTTTTAGCATTATTATTAATAACTAAACAATTAAAATCTTCTGTACATTGGTCCATCACCTGGCAGAATATTTCAAACGTTGGAAACATGCCCGCATAGTGTTCATATAATTTTTTTCTGTTTGATACATAATTTTCTCTTAGAATAAATACGTAATCAATATTTGTTCTTAGATTCGGTGGTATACCTAAAGCATACTGCATTGTAATTATAAACAACATTTTGTAATGTCGTCCATTCATAAATAATGAACGAATATTTACATCCTTTACCCAAGAATTATCATATAAACAATCATCTAAAATTAAAAAAGCGGAAGGATTTATATTACTTTTCCCATATAAATGTTCCTCTTTCATTTTTTTCTTTACTACTAATTTTTGCCTTTTTACAGCATTTGCTACAACCACTGGCGTATATTCGTCATGGATAAATAAACTAGGAACCATTTTCCCATAGAATTGATTAGCACCTTCTGTCCCTGAAATTACTGTGCCTATAGGTATCTTTCTATGAAAATATAACAGATCTTTTACTAAAAAACTTTTACCAGTCTCACGCTTTCCTATAAACACACAAACTTTGTCTGGCTTTATTGTAGAAATATCGAATTTTTTTAATTCTAAATTCATTATTATATTTGGATAATTTTATTTTGTTTTTTTAACAAGCAACGCGTAATTATAAATAAACAAAAATATACCACAATCATAAATGAATAATATACTTTTCGATAATAAAAATTTTAAGTTTACAAAAAAAAACATAGAAACACACATGAATGTTAGTAATTTACAATCATATTTCCCTATATTAGATAATTATATCGATGAGTCTAATTTTGATTATGAAGACAATTCTAATTTAATTTTAAAATCAAGATTTATTATAAAAAACCTTAGTGAAAATAATACCGATATATATACACAAAAACAATCTCATTATATAAAAACTTTCTATAAGTCTAATATTTATGATAGATTTGCAAAAAAAGAAATAACAAAAGATATATTTATTAAAAAAAATCCTATAGTTGATGTTTTAGGATACAGTATGAATCATTATAGTTTAACTCCTAAAATTCTCCCAAATATTACATCATGTATTACATCTGACTATATTAATAATTATAATAATGAAGCATATATTGATTCATTTTTTACATTCTTAGGAAGTAAATTAACCGAAAGTAGAAGATGTCCCACATTCCCATTATTCTATGGTACATATAATTGTTTATCTAATAATCTAAAATTTGACATTACTGAAGATTATGAGGATATTAAATTTAATAAATCATTTAGTGATAATATTAACAAAAAATTCGCAATTGAATCTATTGCTATTGATATTGATTCTGATAATGAACCAGAACCAGATTTAGAAATTATTGAGAATAATCTGGATATCGATACATTAGAGATTGATACCAGTTATGAAGATACACAAGATAAACTAGAACATTTAAATAGTTTAGAAGACTTACCAGACTCGTTTGTTAGTAATATAGATGTTATGGATATAGATGAATTAGACAATTTCTCAGAACTTGAAGAAGAGGATGATGACACATTTAAATATATTAATGTTACAAATTTTCCCACTCAACTAATATTTATGGAAAAACTAGAATATACTTTAGATGATTTATTAGAAGAAACTAATTTAAGTGATAGAGAATGGACCTCTATTCTATTTCAGATTTGTTTTGGTCTTGCTGTAGCACAAAATAAATTTCATTTCGTCCATAATGATCTACATTCAAGTAATATAATGTTTACAACTACAGATAACCCATTCATGTACTTCGAAGTAAATAACGTTTTTTATAAAATACCAACATATGGAAAAATTACTAAAATAATTGATTTTGGTAGAGCTACATTCACTCATAACAAAACACTATATTTTAGCAGCACATTTGATGAAAATGGTGATGCAGATGGTCAATATGATTACCCTATAAATAACTCTTTAAAAAATTGTAAAATTAAACCTAATAAAAGTTTTGATTTAGCCAGATTAGCTACAACCATTATAGAACACTTCAATCCTAATACTAAACTATTTAACCTTCTAAAAATATGGATGACTGATAAAAATAACCAGTTTATTATTAATGAAGAAGACGATTTTGATTTATATAAAAAAATCGCAAAGGATATTAAAAATGCTGTACCACTTAACCAATTTAAAAATAAAATTTTTAAAAGGTTTATTGTAAACAAAAAAGACATAAAAAATGAATATAGTATATTTAAATATTAATATGTTTATTTATTAGATAGAGCAAATATAAACAAAAAGATATCATAGGATGGACATTAAATACTATAACTATAACAAATAACATAATAGCTTCTTTTAATTTATTAAATTCAATAGATTCTTCATTTTTAAACAAAAATAAGATCAAATACAAAGTAAATGGTATTATTATATAAACCAAATCTTTCTTTGATAGAGTCATCATTATATTATACAATTATTAAAAAGTAGGTGTTCCAACAATAATATCATTATATTCTGGAGTTCCTGTATCTGTAATATTTTCTATACTAACAGAAGTGTTTGCAAACATGTTATCTAAAACCTTTTTTTTTAGATAAAGCAGAACTAAAATTATAATACTATTAATTATAAAGGTTTTAAGGTGAGTTTTTATAGACACTCCGTCTTTATTATCGCGATTTAAGTAATTCATAACTAATGAAATAACTAGAGATGTAACGAGAGCACAAGCAAATTCCAAATTCATATATTTCATAATATTTTATTAAAATATATTTAATTTTTTAATTTTACTTATTAAAAAAATTTAATATCAGATTTATTTTTATATTTTTCCAGAACTTCCTCCTTTGTTGATTCTTTATTCACCACAACATCACTTAAATTCACAATCTCTGTTATTTTTTTGTTATTATTTGTATCAGTTATAGAAATAGTTTTAATATCACTTTCCGTTGGTTCTTCTGACTTTACTTCAAATGGTTCATCATATACCTCCTCGTAATTACCAAAGTCATCCAGATTTAACTCCTCTATCTGCAACACATCTTCTAAAGAATCAACCACAACACTAGGTTCCTCCTTAGGTTCTTCCTTAGTTTCCTCCTTAGGTTCCTCTTTAGTTTCCTCTTTAGGTTCCTCTTTAGTTTCCTCCTTAGTTTCCTCTTTAGTTTCCTCCTTAGGTTCCTCTTTAGTTTCCTCCTTAGGTTCTTCTTTAGTTTCCTCTTTAGGTTCCTCTTTAGGTTCTTCTTTAGTTTCCTTCTTAGGTTCTTCTTTAGTTTCCTCTTTAGTTTCCTTCTTAGGTTCTTCTTTAGTTTCCTCTTTAGGTTCCTCTTTAGGTTCCTCTTTAGGTTCTTCCTTAGGTTCTTCTTTAGTTTCCTCTTTAGGTTCCTCTTTAGGTTCCTCTTTAGGTTCTTCCTTAGGTTCCTCTTTAGGTTCCGTTTCTAAAAGTGTCTTTATTTCCGTTAATTTTTCATCAGAATAGTTGCTAAGTTTATTAATTATAGATGTCCTAATAGGATTAACCGTATTATTAATATAATCATTTCCTAAATATTCCTTTAGAATATCTTTTAGAGGTAGTTCTTTCCTGATAGTTTCTATAATAGATTTTTCTATAATTTTATCACATTCTCTTCGATTCTTTTGTTTATCTTTATTGGATACACGATCATCAAATAGGAAAGAATTTTTCCAAATATTTCTTGCAACATCAATATAACATTTATGAATAAAATGACTGGTTTTAGGTATTTTAAGATTAAGTTTACCTTTATCTTTATTCATATTGATTGATGTTAAAATACGCGTATGACTAACAAAAACCGCAGTAATAAGTTCATCTAACCAGTCACAATTAGAAACAGAAACAATATTATTGTATTCTTTATCTATTATATCTTGATTCCATATAGGTATTTGACTTAGTTCTTCTTGGAATTTTTTCAAAACATAGGTGGATTCCTTAGATTTTATAAAAAGTTTATGGACCGTTTTATAGACACTTGGTTTTATAATGTGTATAAATTGTTGGGTATATTCGGTCTTAGCGTCGACTAAAACGGCTAAACTTCCTTCTTCCATATTATAAAAAAAATATAAATAAAAAATGTTTATAACGCAAATTATAATTTATTAATCTCTTCTTGGATTTTTTGTTCCATAGTTAGTTCAGTACTTTCCTTAGGTTTAAAATTGTTAGATTTATCATCTATTTCTACAATAGGATAATCATATTTTCCAGCTGTTTTTATATGATATGGATTATCTGTTAATGAAGATAATAATTCCGGGTTTATTCTATCTGAATTATCGCTATAAGAATGGTCCCTGTAATTAGATAGGTTTATTTTAGTTTGTCCTTTGCTAACTTTAACAGAACTTCTAGGTCTTTGTGTTTTAGTTTCAGCCATTTGTTTTTTATGGGTAATTTGTACATCTTTACTACCTATACTTTTCTTAGCACCAGATAAAGTTGGAGCTCGACCCTTTGAGATTAGTTCTTTATTAATATTTAGTGAAGCGTTGTAGGAAGCATCGTATGATGAAGGTAATTTGTTTTTAGAACCAGCAATACCTGAATACTTATGATTAGATGTAAACTGGCGATTCGTATTTGGTGCCGTTGTATTAGAAATCTGGTAACCTCCGTCTTTGTTGAATTTAGGTTGTCCATGGTTCTTTTGTTCTATAGTTGTTTGTTTAATAGTAACTTTAATAGGTTGATTAGAAAATTGTTTTAATTTGGGTGTTTTTGTGCCTATGTTCAAATTAGTATCTACAGTATCGAGTGTATTTCTAATAGTTATTTTGGGTAGTGTATCATATTCATAAATTTTATTTTTCTCACCACTTTTAATATTACCTTCCCGTTTGTTATGAATCGTAGTTTCTTTGATTGTAGTTCTAGCAATATCATTTGGATCATAAACAGTTTGTTTGTTAGGTACACTCATACCAAGGTTACCTTCTGGACGGATATTACCTTCGAAATTTTCTTTCTTTGTTCTTTTCAATTTATCTAATAATGGAGAAATGATAGACTTAACCGTGGTATTTAAGTTAGATTTATATGTTCTCTGTTGGGTTACATCTCTTTCATTTGGATAGGCCATAAAGGTATGTTTCCCGTAATCCGAAATTTTTTCTACAGAGTTCCATGTTCCTTTAGAATGAATATTTCTAACGCCATCATTTTTATAGTTATTTTTAGTAGATTTTTTAACATTAGGGTTTAATTTATGATAATTTTTATCAGATTTTGCATGACCTAAAAATGCTCGACTTCTTGTTCTGTTTGTTGTTTTTTCATCAACATTAAAATTCAATCTTTTTTTATCTTTAAGATAAGCACCAGTAGTCTTGAAATACCGCGACTGGTCATTTTTATAGAACGTATCTGGTCTTCTTTTGCTAATTCTACCAATATGTTTACGTTTACCATTAATAGATTTACCTTTAATAACTACACCTTTATAACTGATTTGTTGATTATTTTTAGTTCTTAATTGGTCTATAGTTTTAGGTCTAATAATATCCTGAATTTCTGTCTGATGGAATCCACCAGTTGGTTTATTACCATATTCTTGTCCTAAACCAGGACCAACTTTAATTTGGTCGAAAGGAAGTTCGCCTCGTCTTATACTAGACCTATGGAGACGGTCCTTTTCATATTCATTAATATTTGGGGCACCATTAACATGTGTAAGGTTTTTAACTGGTTTAAAAAAAGGTCTGGATTCAGATTTCTTATAATTAAATTCACTTTTCCCACTTAATGCCTGAAAGACTCTATTTTCTCTTTGCATCAATCGTTCTTTATTTGGATCTTCTATAGTTTTATCTTTTTCGGAATACATAGGAACCATCCCATTATCATCCATTAAAAAATTTTCCTTAGTTAAAAATTTACTCTTCGGAGTTAATCCATTAGAGAACTGTTGACCTATATACGATTCATTCTTTTGTCTTTTTAAAACTGGTTGTTTATTAAGTAAATTTAGTTTTCTTTGTTCTTCAGTTCCCTTAATTTCATTATCTTGAACACTGAGTTGTTTCGGGTTAGAATTAAATGACTCTTTTACCTCCTTAGTTTCATCATCTTTTTTATTATTGACGTATAAAAATCCTAATAATCCCAATGCCATATACAGCTGTATCATTTATATATTATAATATATTATTTAAAAGAAAAAACACATTAAATAAAATGGCATCACTAATTTATAATACTGATACATTTTTTGAAATAAAAAAGAATTATGTTCTTAAAAATACTGAAATTGATAAATTATTTAGCGACTTGTTTAATTTAAAAAAAAAAACATACTTTAAACAGGATTTTTCTATGATTGATAAGAAAAAAAATGAACTGGTTAGTTATCTAAATAAAATTACACCAAATAACTATAATAATATGTTTAAAATAATGTTTGAAATATGCACAGAACATAAACTAACACTATTCCTTATTGAAAATATGTTTAAATTATCTACGTCACAATCTATTTATTGTACCTATTATGTTAAAATTATTAAACAATTTCTAGAAAAAACCGAAAATAAGAAAGAAATTATGGATTATATTGTAGAAAAAAGTAGTGAATTTAAAAATGTTTCTATAAAAAATAATATAAAGGACAATTTTGGTCTAACCTATGATGAATTTTGTGAGAATAATAAACTTAAATTATTTAAAAAGGGTTATTCACAATTCCTAGGAGAACTTTATCTAAATAATATTATTGAATATTCATTGGTTATTGATACACTTAATACCATTATATCTAATCTTAAAACCATTCTTAAAACTTCAAATACAGATTTTATTGAAGATTCAATCTTGTGTATAGAAAAGATTTGTAGCACTATTTCTAAGAAAATGAACGTTTATGACAGAAAAAAAATTATAACTGATTTTGAAGAGATACAAAAACATGAAGCTATTTCAAAAAGACTAAAGTTTAAAATTATGGATTTAAAGGAGAGTCTTTAATATTTTATCAATGGGTGAAGTTCAAGACCGTTTGTTATCTATTTATGAAAATAAAAAGACTGAATTAATACAATTATATATTACAGAAAGGCAAAGATGTAATGAATTGGGAGCTCTATTTAGTTTTACTAAGGGTGATGAGTTAAAGTCTGTATTTTATCCAATATCTGATCCTATTGTTTCAGAAGAAACAAAAAAGGACATTATTGAAAAAAACAATTACAGGAATACCTATGCTTTCTTTTTTTTTACAGATGTCCCTACAAACACAACCATTCTTACAATAGAAGATTTAGATTCAAAAGTTTAATTAAAACATACTTAAGAATGAATTAATCAATACATTTATAATGTGTGGCATTCTAGGTGTTCTTGGTGACATTCGAGAACGTGAGTATTACCTTAATAAAAGTAAATTGATGCGTCATCGTGGTCCAGATTGGAATGGGATGTACTATTCTCCTGATGAAAAAATTGCAATTTGTCATGAACGACTTTCTATTATTGGTGTTGATAATGGATCACAACCAATTATTTCAGAGTGTGGTAATTATATTCTATCTGTTAATGGAGAAATCTATAACTATAAAACACTACTTAGTGAAGTTTTGGGTGATAAGTATAAAGGTAATACCGAAAGTGATTGTGAGGTAATTATTTATCTCTATAAAGAATTTGGTATTAATTTTATTAAAATGTTAGATGGTATTTTTTCATTTATTCTGTATGATATTGAAAATAAAAAAGTTATTGTCGCAAGAGATCCGATTGGTATTATCCCACTCTACCATGGACTTGATTCCTCTGGTTCTTTTACGATTGCTTCAGAACTAAAATGTTTTCATGATGTAGAGAAGGCAGAAGTAGTTAACCCTGGGTCTTATTTGTGTTATGATTTTACTACTAAATGGGAACAGGTTGAATCAGGTATTTATTATACACCAGAATGGAAAACTTCTAAATACTCACAAGATATGGACGAAGAAAAAATCAAAGATACTATCAGAACTTCTCTGATTGAAGCAGTTGAAAAACGTCTAATGTCAGATGTTCCTTTTGGAGTTCTTCTTAGTGGAGGTCTTGATTCAAGTCTTATTGCGTCTATTGCCAATAAAAGCATTAAAGCAAAAGAGAATTCGTTTTGTGGGAAACTACATACATTTTCTATCGGTCTAAAAAATTCACCCGATATTCTTGCTGCTCGTAAAGTTGCAGATTATCTAAAATCCGAACATCATGAATTGAGTTTTACGGTACAAGATGGGTTGGATTCTATTAAAGATTTGATTTACCATTTGGAAACGTTTGATGTTACAACTATTCGTGCTAGTACACCTATGTTTCTAATGTCTAGAAAAATTAAATCATATGGTGTTAAAATGGTTCTTTCTGGTGAAGGAGCTGATGAGATTTTTGGGGGATATTTGTATTTTCACCAGGCACCAAATAATGATGAATTCCATAGCGAATGTGTTAAACGTGTAGATGAATTGCATCATTTCGACTGTCTTCGTGCAAATAAATCTACTATGTCATGGGGAATAGAGGCAAGGGTTCCCTTTTTGGATAAGAAAGTTATTTCTAAATGTATTACGATTCATCCAGAACTTAAATGTAAAAAGATTGAGAAATATATTCTAAGGGCTGCTTTTGATAAAGACTATCTTCCGGATGATATTCTATGGAGACAGAAAGAACAATTTACCGACGGGGTTGGTTATAATTGGCTCGATACTCTTGTTGAACACTGTAATAGTTCTGTGTCAGATGTAGAATTCGCTTCCCTACAAAAGAAGTATGGAGTTAAAAATAAAGAAGAGGGGTACTACCGAAAAATCTTTGAAGAACTGTTTCCAAACAAAGGTAGTATTGTTCCAAGGTGGATTCCTAAAACGGAATGGGATGGTGTAAGTTATGACCCATCAGGAAGGTCACAACTTGTCCATAACTCAAATTAAATAAATTAAATAAATAAATTAACATAAAATTTTAAAAAGGAAACATTTTCCTTTCTTCTTTAGCACAATATTTTTCTTATCAACCTTTATAAGATTATCTATTATAGAAGGTGCTATACTTTTTAGGATAGGATCAACAATTGCATCATCACCAAATCCATCGGTTTTATCAATAAACCGCATCAATAATTCTAAAACTAATTCTTTTTTTTCTGAACCATTTAATGCTTTGTATTTTTCAACACATTTAATAAGAGGTGGGATTATATCAACTAAAGTTGTTAAACTTAAATTACTTAATTCCTTAGTAAACATTTTTTCTATTTTTTCGTAATCATTATTTATTACAGCATTCGCTTTATATCTGTGGACGGACATTATAATATAATACAACATAAAAATTAAATAAAATATGAACTAATAGATACGATTAGTAACAACATAAATTCTTTGTTACGTTCTGTTAAATTGTATAAATCTTCTCCGATTAACCTAATATCCTTTATACTTTCCTTGTATTTTTTGTAATAGTTAAGTAGGTAGTATCCAATAGTAAATGTAAGAATAGGTTTTAATAGACTCATTATTATATGATTATATATTTATACTGATTGCTTCTCTTTTAATTCAGATTTAGATCTTTCTAATGCAGCTTTTTCTGCTGCAGCAAGACCAACATAAAATCCCAGAGCAAAAGAAATAAATGGTTTTAGTAAAAGCATTATATTAATAAAATATTTTTATACAGCCATTTCAGCTTTGATATTTGGATATGGTTCATAACCAATAACCTCGAAATCTTCAAATTCAAAATCCATAATATTATTACGTTTTTTATTAACCTTTAGCATAGGATATGGGCGTGGTTCTCTTTTAAGATTTTCTTCTACATGTTTAATATGTGAAGTATAAATATGGGTATCTCCTGTTACAACCGTCAACATCCCTGGTGTATAGTTAATACCTTCTAGATTACAAATCATATAAACCAGAAAAGCACCAGTACAAACATTCCAGTTATTAGCCAGAAAGAAATCGGAACTTCTAAGATATATCATCAAATCCAACTTCTTATCCGTACTATTTACATAGAACTGATATTTACATAGACAAGGTGGTAGTGCCGCATTAGCGAGTGTAGAACCATTCCACAGGTCAATAATAATTCTTCTACTGGAAGGGTTATTTTTAATTAGATCAATAACATATTCTAACTGGTCAAATCCCTTTCCAGTATAATCTTCTTTACATGTTTTGTATTCTGCACCATAGTGCCTAAAATTAAATCCATATGACTCACCCATATCATTTTCTGGATAATGAGATAGACCTCTTGAATCTAAAAACTCTCGGGTTGTATTTCCCTTCCAAATTGTAATACCTTTATCATTTAGAATCTGATTATCTGTTTTACCACTTAGATAAAATTTAAGTTCCTCAAAAATAGCTCTTACCCACATCCTTTTAGTAGTAAGGAGAGGGAACGTTTTACTAATATCATATTTAAAAGTTAATCCAAATTGTGATAAGGTTCCAATACCAGTCCTATCTATATTTTTATAACCCAGTTTGATAATATTATTTAGACTACACATATATTGTTGTTCTTCCTGATTTTTCCATTTTTTAGAACCATTTTTATCATAAACAAATTTACGATAATAAATATCCTTTTCTTCACAAAAATCAGATACAGTATTTAGAACAAAATCTTCTGGGATTTTAGGAAAAAATACATCACACTCATATTTTTTATAAACTTTAGTCATAAATATTTTATCACACATTTCTTTATCCAAACATTCTTTATAAAGAGACCCACCACCAATTAAAAACACATTTGTTTTACTACTATTATCTATAGAATTAATAAGAGTATCCACCTCTTCAAGAGAATTACAAGTAAATACACCATCAGGAACTTTATAATCTTGATTTCTTGTTAGAACAATATTAATACGATCACTTAGAGGTCTATGTTTTTCAGGAATAGATTCCCAAGTTTTTCTACCCATAACAACTACATTTTTATAAATAGTTGTAGTAGTATGTGTGGTGATCTTTTTAAAATAGACAAGTTCTCCACTAAGATACCAAGGGATAGTATTACCTTTACCAATACCATTTTTATTGCAGCAAGCGACAATAATTTGAAAACCCATTATAGAATAATTTATATACTAAAACTTTAAATAATCAAATTATTTTTTTAATAAATATGAAAATAATGATTCAGAATTACTTGAAACTGAAAAGGTATCTGAAAGATTATATTCAGAATACCACCACCCATATGGTATATAAATCATTTGTTTCTCCTTTAGTATAACTTCAATATATTTCAACTTGTAAAAGTTTGGTACAGATGATTTATCCTTATCCCAAAAATCCAGATTACTATAACCATTATGTATATATAAGTTCGGTTCCTGTAATGGATTAAATATTATAATTTTTTTCATACCCTTTAAATTTACCTTTAAAAACCTATAACTTTTTACTTGAACAATCGGTTTATATGAATCTTCTTCTTCACTTTCTATTTTAAAATTATACGTAAATGAAATTGGTATATGATAGTATTTAAAATAATCATGAAGAATATTCTTGTTTTCATTATTTGTTCTGTTTAATTTATTACTATCCAAATCGGTAAAAATGTTTGTAAATACTGCAACTGATTTATTCATTAAAACTGTCTCGTATTCATCTTTAATCGGATTATTACCTTGTAGAATCTCATAATTATTATTGGGGCTATTTATAAAAATATATTGACTATAAATTATAATTAAAACTACAAAAAATAGTAAAATAAATAAATTATTCATATTACAACTTTATTTTTTTATTTTATTTTTTCAACTTATTAATTAATAATAGACAAATTTATATTTATATTTAAAGTTATACTAACTATTATAATTATAATGGAAACTCCTGTCTCGAACGTCCCTGTTTTTACCGATTCTTATGGAACTCAAGTGGGAAGGGTGAAATGGTTTAGATCCAAACTTGGATATGGATTTATTACAACATGGGATAATGAAAAGTCCCAAGAAGTTGATGTGTTTGTTCATCAGTCTCACATTAAAACCCAGCATAGTCAATACCGAACACTAAAGGAAGGGGAATATGTTTCTCTAAATGTTAGTGTTGGTGATGATTCTCAACAGGCTGTTGATGTTACGGGTGTCCATGGCGGACCACTCATGTGCGACAATCAACACGCTCGTCAGAGTCATAATGATCACCATGAAGATGACCACCACACCTCTGAGGTTGTTGCACATGAATAAATTATAAATCTACTATTATCATAGAATGATCACTTAGGTCAAAATTAGAATAGTTATAATACTGTTTTACGTCAACCCCTTTATAAAATATATAATCTACCCTTCTTTTATGAATATGTGTGTACTTATTAGTATTATTTAGTTCATGACTATCTTTATAATTTTGTTTTATTATTTCTACTACTTTGTTATCCTCTGGAGTATGAATATATTCATAATTTTTCATATACCTCATTTCGGTATCAGTATAATCGCTTGATGTTAATGAATTAAAATCACCTAATATAATCGATTTGTTATTATGAACATTATTAAGTATTCTTTTGACTTGTTTAAATCTAATATCTTCTTCTTTCTGGTTGTTATTTTTAAATTTATATGTATCTGTAAATAAATGCGTGTTTACAACAGTAATCGTTTCATTTAATTTTATATCAAATAGTAATGCCTTCCTATTATATTTAAGATCTAATACCTGTTTATTTTCTAATTTTATTTTGGATGCAACAAACAGAAATGATTTCTTATCAAATATAAAATAGCTATATCCTATTTTAGTAAATGTTTTCTTTACTGTTTCATAATTATATAAATAGACCCCTTCTACCATTTTTCTTGGTACTACTACTTCCTGTAAACATAAAACATCTATATCCTTTGTTTTAATGTAATCTGAAAGTCTATCCAGTGTTACATTATCTGAGGTATCCCTAAAATAATGAATGTTATATGTTGCTATTCTAAGACTACCTTTCTTTTTAATTTGTTGTTTGTTGTTATATAACTGTTTAAATTCAACTAAATCAGTTAATTCATTTTTTTTTATATTATTTGTTATATTCTTTACACTTTTATCGAATATGAAATTAAAAAACATCAAACATATTAAGAATATATAATAAACTGTAATAGAATAAGATATATTAATTTTAGGTGTGTCTATCTTCTTAACATCAAATGGCGTAGTTTCATCTATTAATATTAGATAGACATTAGAAGTAATGTTTTTAAAACTTTTTTCAGTAAAAAACCCATTTAGTTTATTTTTTTTAAGAAAATAGATAAGTTTCTGGTTACTTAATTTCATTTGTAGGATATTTAGAATTAATTCATCGTCTATTTTAAGCAACTTAAGTTTAGTTTTATTATTAAATACAAACATAGATGAATTGTCCCCATAATTACCAAATGCCTTTAGTAGGAAATTAAGACCTTTTATTTGATTTATTTGATAATCTGTATTATCTGATAAATAGATTAATCTACCATTAATTATATTTTTGAATGAATTTGAAATATGATAAAAATTCATAGGACTTATATTTTTTATATACATATAATATGTATAACAATTTTTTATCGACTATTTTAGCAGTAATACATACTATTGCATTTCTATCTGTAATAATACCCTTCGTTTCTAATAATATATTTATACTAAAATTATACCTATATTGGCTCATATTTATCTATGCTGGGTGGATATTTTTTAAAGATAAATGCTGGCTTTCAATAATAGAAAATAATGTTTCAGATAATAGCAAAGATGAATGGGCGCTACACCTATATATTACAAAAATATTCCCTAATTTCAAAAAAAAACACACCGCTATCTTCTTCTATTTGTTAAATTATACCGCTCTTATATTGGTAACTTATAAATTAGATATACTACATTTAGGAATATTATGGGTATTTTTTTATGAGTTTTTTAAAACACTAATAAATAAAAATTGATATAAAATAAGTTAATTAATTAATTAAACAAACAAAGATCCAGGATGATACACCCCACAGTTCAAAGAAGAATAGATTCCGCTATCACTGATAAATTACAAGAAAATATTGGTATTCCTAAAGACTTCAAAAAATATATTACGAATGTATCAGGTAAACAGGATAGTAATAGAATAGTAGTTGAAGTAGAGTTTTGTTATAAACATGATGGCTATTATTTTGAAAATCTTCCCCCAGAAATAAATAATAAAATTAATGATTATTTAGATGATACACTTAAATTATCCTTTGTTCTTAACATACCACATGATTATCCATTTAATCCTCCAATATGGATGCTTTCTAACATATCTACTTCTATTTCTAATTTAAATTTACTAATATCTTATTATAGTAGTAAAGTTGTTTATCATAATGAAACACTTTTAAAAAATTGGTCTCCAGCTATACTAATAGACAAGGACATACTATTATTTATGACTAAAATACTAAATTTTGACGATATTATAAATAATATTTACGTTTAAAATACCGTATCACATTTACCACTTATAACACGTAATACATTGTAATTAATTGCATATATATTATCGGCATTTGTAAGAGGAGAATCTGTAACTAATTTAACCGTTTTTATATTCGAAAAATTACATGCTCCAGAAGGCATTGGATCTTCTGGTTTAAGAGAAAACGAATAGCAATTAATTTTTTTTGATAATTTAGTGACATTATAACCGTCTGTGTCTAGTTTATAGATAGATGAAATATTTATAAGACCTGCTGATTGTCTCATTGTGGGAATATCAGTACCTTTATTTATACCAAAATGAGTATTAGCCTCATTTGGATTATTATTATTAATTTTATTATATATTGGTACCGATAGTCTAAATCCAATAGCAACACCTTCTTTAATTTTTGCTTCATGCTCTGTTATATTTGGTGATTCAACACCTTTATCTATATCTATAATTTTTGATATAATATTAATACTTTTAGTTGTACTGGTCGAGGTGTAATTCGCACCGTCATAAGATAGTCGATTACCTAAAGTTTGTTTTCCAAAAACAGTAAATAGTAATGTATCTCCTATAGATAATTCATTAAACTTATGCTTCTCATCTGCTGAAAAAAAATAATAATCTGGTTTATTTTCATTATTTTCATTAGTTGGTAAAACTTGTTTATATCTTTTCGGTTCATCATTTATATTTATTACTCTACCTATTGAAAATGTATCACGGCCAGCTGTATCATTTAATGGAATTCCCTCGGTGGGCGTAGAATTAGAAGCTCCAACATCGTCATTTACTGTTTTAGATAAATCATTATGTGCAAATATAAGTTGTGATGATAGTGTATTACTTATAATAGATGTGTTATTTTCTGTGTCTAATGGAGTTGTTGTTATATTCTGGAATGGTATAGTAGTATGATAGTCATAGGTCTGTCTTAACTGAAAATATTCTTCTGGTTGGCTAGAAAATCTATCTTCATCATCAAATGTTAGTTTGGCACTACCATAGGCATTAACTAGATTACTGGTCCAAATAATTTCTTTAACAGGTTGAAAGAAATTTAGTATAGTTGAAGTCTTATTACTTGCCTGTTGAACTTGTACTTGTTCTATAAGATATTCGTGTGATATAGTTGAAAATCGCCTTTTTTCATCTACATCTAAATGTATATAATCAGCATGTACTTCCAAAGAAGCATTTGTTCCAACATCATTACCTATACCCCAAGTAAAATTTAAAACAACTGACTGTGTTTGTATTGCTATTAGTGGTAGAGCCTGTCCTGGACTTTTACAGAACCAGAAATTTAAAGGTATTTGTGTTGTTTCTATAGTATTCGGAAATAATGTTTCATTTAAAGTATTACCTACATTGTTAAGCATAGATTTAAATCCCCTTAATTTAGAGCCAGGTGTAGTTAATTCGTTTTCTATATCCATCCATTCTTGTGTTTTTTTACATATAATTTTTCCACCTATTTCTAATTCTACTGTATTTATTATTTTTGATCCATTTGTTATATTACTATCATGTGATACTACATATACATTTTTTAGAAGGTCTCCATCTCTGGATATAACTACATTACATTTAGTATTATTTGTTGGATGTAATTCAAAGTATCCAGTAATAAATTGTTTTACTGTATCTATTGTAAAATTAGTATGGCGTCTATATACAACTTTAAAAAAACTTATCTGTGGATTACCAACAATATATAAATCATTATTATTAGATGCGGATTGTATAAATGAACCATTAATATTTTTACGTAATTTATTATTAAGATTTTCACTAGATTTCATATTATATAATTTGTTTATATAATATTATTTAAATTAAATTAAAAGGAAAAAATAAAAACTATAAGTTTAGTTGGAGTATGCGAGACCACCCATACCACTCATGATACGGAGGACGTTGTAGTTAATAGCATAGCAATCAACATTAGCCAGTAAATCATCACTTGAAACTAGGTGAGCACTATCAATTCTCGAGAAGTTGCATGTGCCAGATGGCTGGTGTTCCTCCGGCTTAAGAGCAAAGGAATACACGCAAATACCATTAAGACAACCACCACCATTAGACACCTGCCTGGCGTTGTTCGTGCCATCCACATTAAGACCACCATAGCCCGAATGGTATTCGTTAACCTGGAGACGCGAGAAATATGTAGACTCACGAGGAGAAAAGCGGTCGTGACCATTTAGTTTTAAATGAAACGTGCAGTCCGCGTTGGTAGTAACATTTCTAATACTAGTACCACACAACCCAACACCGCCGTTGGCGGCCGGGGCGGGCTTATCTTCGTCGTTACCTGCCCAAATCAATTCTTTAACCGGATGATTAAAGTTTAGTTCGTGATCACCAGCTGGTGTTTGGAGTCTACGTTCCTGGACCTGTTCGATAAGGTATTCGTGCGAAACCTGTGCGAAACGTCTGCGTTCATCTGTATCAAGATAGATATAGTCAACCCATAGTTTATTAGCTTCGACACCCTGGTTGAATAGAGTGGCAATTCTGTGGTTCAAATTAACCTTGACCTCGTGGTACTGGAGGGCAATAAGCGGGAGAGCAAGACCTGGGTTTTTGCAGAACCAGAATCTAAGTGGGATATGCATGTGGCGGAGTAACGTTTCGCCATTCATATCGGCGGCGGCCTCGGTATAACCACCAAGTTGACCACCCATACCAGCCATATTCTGGAACAAAGTACCCATACCATTGGCACCCTTTCTATGTCCAGAACTAACCATACCATTAGGGTTTCTCTCAGTTAACTCAGCCCAAACCTCTAAGAATTTACCACTATGTTTATCAATTTTCTGACCACCAATTTCAATCTCAACATCAGTAATCCAAGCCGAACCAGGATTAAAACATTTTCCAGCAAGATTGCCTGTCTCAGTAGACATACCGGTGGTTCCTTCAATTTCTAAATACATTCTGTGAACAAGGTCACCATTGCGAGAAATCGTTGCCGTGCAGCGACCATCAGTCCTCGAAGAACCATTCCACGTCTGCTCTATAGACTCCATCGAGAAGTTAGTGTGTCTGCGGTAGACCACTTTAAAGAAAGTAATTTGCGGATTACCAGTAAGGTAAACGTCCTGTGCGCCGTAAGCTACGAGTTGCATTAATCCTCCACCCATTTTGTATACTATATACCAAGAAAAAAATTCT